GGATTATGTCGGTACAAGCCCTCTTTTGTTCCGAAATGTGCAACAAATGTTACGCATTGAACTGTGGCAAGGTGACGATTATCGTGAAATTGGTGCCGCTGAATGTCGTATCAAACTCAATGATGTATCATCTCTTTCATCAGCAAACATTTACCTTTCACCCGGCAACGGCAGTGTGGCTACGCTCGCACAAGGCACGGGCACAGGCCAATGGCGTGACGATTTTGATGCCACCACCGTTGCTCAAAACCTTGCTGACCTCATCAACAAAGAGGACAGGGTGGATAAGACGGCTGTAAACTTTCTCTTTACTCCAACTGATGCAACCACCACATTTACCTTAGAGGGTAGCACAAACGCCGTAGCAGTTCACAACGAGTTCTTGGCATCAGCCAACAGCGACTACGGCACAGGCGTGGTCAAGGTCACCTCCATGCGACCTGTCAAGGCTGGTGAGGTTTGTAGTATCGTTACCACTTCAAGTAATATAGAACTTGACCAAGTGCAAAACAACAGCACCACCTTTTCAAGTCTTGACAGCACTACAATCAATGTAGCATCAACAGAAGGATTCGTAAATGCTGGTGTGGCTATTGATGCAAGTGGCAATGTGTTTCGCTACACAGGTAAAACGGCTACCTCTTTTACAGGCTGTGTTGCTGTCACTGGCAGTTTGGATGCAATCACTGGTACGATTACACAGAAGTCCTTCCTTGTTGACCTACAAGGTGGTAGCGGTAGTGGCGATGTGGGTCGTCTGCGAGACTGGTGGATTGACCATGAAATGGGCATCGTGTACTTCAACAACTCCTATCCGTTCTTTGAGTGGAACGCCATCAAGGTGGCTTACATTTATGGTGAGCGATATGTGGAGAAAGCCATTGAGGACATCTGCACAAAGATGGTAGCCATTGAATTATTGATGGCTGACGACCGTAGCGTGCTGATTCCCGAAGGCACACAGAACATTGACCTCGCCAGCAAGGTGCAACTATACCAAGCAGAGATTGAACGAACACTACCAAAGTACATTGAGATGGTGGTGTTTGAGTGAATCAGCGTGACTTCAACAAACAAGGTGAAACAATTCATCAGCGTATGATTGAAGAGGTTTTCAAAAAAGACAAGCAAATGCAGGCGCAGTTTCGTGAGCAATTTACGACACAACCTGCCGCTTTCCGTGAACAAATGGAGCGTATTGAGGCTGGTGCTAAGGGCTTCACCATGCAAGACGGCGTGGCCATCAATAACAAGACTGGCGAGCCAGCCAGTGAGGTAGAGAACAAACTCATTCAAGACGCTACGGACAAGGCCATGATGCGTCAAAACCCCGACCTTGAGCGGTACAACATGCGCCACGACAACGGTTTCTTTATCCCCATTGACTTCAAGAAAATCATTGAGAAGGAGGGGCTGTGATGGTCGCTACATGGACAGAAGGGCTGGACGCTCTCATCAACCTCTTTCAGTCCGATTGGAACCGTGGAAACACCAGCAACTACCGCCCTGTCGTGCTTGACATTGCAGATACTTCAGCCGAGAAAGGAAAGCGTCTTGACTTGGACAAACACGATTATGTCCTGCTGTATGAAACAGCCCATAACGAAGAAGCACCCGAACTATTTTACGACTTTGTAACGACACGCATAAATATCACGGTTGATGTCCGTACAGTTAAGGGGCGTAAGCATTTACAGGCTCTTGAAAACGAAATTCGGAGGGTGATACATACAAAGAGGAAAGGCGACGGTACAAACTTTGACCGACTCGTGTTCAAAACCCGCACCGATTTAAGCGACCGAAGCAAATTCCTTTTCCGTATGACCTTTCAAATTGAAGTCGTGATTTTAGCGGAACTGATACCATAGGTGAACAAGAATGCCATCAACAGTGTACAAGGGCGATTTGGCGGAGGTTTCTTTCGCTCCCGAAGTTGGAATAAGTATCGTATGTGCTTCGGGCAGTGATGGAACATTTGTCCTTTCACACCCCGCCGCTGGCGACCACTCAAAATTGGTGTTCACAGGTGCAAACGCCGTGTTGTTTGACACCAATGATTTGCGATACCCCGATGGAATGCTGGTTGGCTCTCAAGTGAAGTTCACCCGAAGTTCGGGAACCGCTATTGAAAATGGCGACTTAGACCGTGTGTTCACCATCGTGGGCAATGACGGGCCAAACTTGTACTTGTCTCCTAAAATGCTCACAGGAGCAGGCACGATTGACGATGCAAATGTTTCTCTTCACATTCTTCCTTACAAAACCCCTCCTCTTGATTCAGCAATGACACAAGGTGCTAACAGCGAATCTGTTTTGACTGACCAATTCCTTGGTATCGCTAACGCTCTTACCCTCCCCGAAACCAAAATGGACTTGAAGCGATTCCATGTTGTTGGTCTTGGCCGAGATACCAGCGTGCAAGTGCCGGGTAAGTTCATCACCGAAGGTGGCTCGTTTGAGGTTGCTATGCACAGTGCCCGATGGCTCAAGTATTGTCTCGGTGGTGAAGTTGTGACCAACGGTACTACTTCCGATGTCAATACCACCACTGCCGCAGATACGGAAGAAGGACAAAGTTTCATTACAGTTGCATCAGCAAGTGGATTTGCAAAGAATGAATATGTCATCATTCAAGACATAACTTATGTTCCAGTAACAACCACTCATGATGCTGACATCAGTGATGCCGCTTTGCAGTGGGATGGTACTTTCACCGATACCCGATTTGACACGGCTCTTCGCAGTGAGGCTCGCCGCATTATCGGCGTTGATGGAACCAAGATTTACTTGGATGAACCTCTTCAATACCCACACGCTTCCGGCTCAACAGTGCAACTGAGAGAGTACGGCACAAACGCCGCCGCACGAAACTCCCCACTTGTTACCGTGTCGGGTAGCACAGCAACGATTACCGATGCACAAACCCACCTTCTCTTCACCAACACCTATCAGCCATCATTCAGCCTTGAGGTGTCGCAACGCCGCCGAAATGTGGACTCCAACGAAGGGGCCGTTGATGGTGGCCCTACTGACTCAAAGGAACTAACCCGTGTTTTCCGTGGATGCAAAGTCACTGACTTCACCATGACTACGGACAACGATGCCGCTCTTCGTTTGGCCGTGAACTTCAACGCCGCTTTGTGCTACACAGATACGGCTCGTTTGAACGGTAACCCTTCAAAATATGCCGCTCGTCGTATGTTTGACGATACTGCCAACACGGACACCAACAGATACATTTCGGGTATTGCGCCCTGCACTCAAAAGCCATTCATGTTTTACAATGGCACCATCAACATGGCAGGTGTCCAAGTTGCTCAAGTGTTGAACTTCAACCTAACTGGACAAACTGGTATGCAGGCTTTCCACACTATCGGAGGTCAAAGTAGCATCAATTCCGCTACTGAGCAAGTTCCATTCGGTGGTTCTCGTAACACGAACATTATGGTTGAGGGTCAAACATCTTATGAGATGACCATGGAAATTGGTGTGGATGACCCCTTGTTCTTCCACAAAATGCGCTCGGCTACCGAGTTCAACGGTAGCAAAGAAGGAAGTGCTGACAATCAAATTCGCATTGACTTTGAGAAGACGACCACTACTGGTGAAACTGAGCGCATGATGCTCATTATTGATGACTATTACATCATTGAAGCCCCACTGCAAATTCCCGAAGACAAGGGTATGGTGAAGTCCACACTCAAAATCATGCCAAAGACTATCAAGGTTATTGCACGGGATACCATCATCAAATACTGAGGTGAAAGCATGAAAAAGTCACTACAACAATACCGCCGTCTTGGAGCACTCGGATATGCCCGTTGGGTGTGCGAGGCTAACGGTGTGGAGTTTGACGATGAAATGGCTTCGCTGTTAGACAACCACGCCATCCACGCCTGTGTGGAGGGTAAGATGGCTCCTGTGCCTGCTCCTGCTAACGAACCAGCACCGCTGGTAGAAGAAGAGGTCGTCAACCCCTTCCCGGCTGACATTCAAGAATACGATTCATTGACCGTCGCAGAACTGCGTGCGCTTTGCAAAGAGCGTGGCCTGCCTGTGTACGGCACCAAGGCTGAAATCATCCTGCGCCTCAAGCAGAATGACGAAGGTATCATTCCCGAAGAAGACCCCGAAAGCCCTGCTGAAGAAGCGGCCCTTGAAGGTGATTCGGAAGCCCCTACCGAAGAGGTAGCCGCATCCAATGGAGAGGAAACAAATGAAAAAGACAGTGGTAACCAACAAGAGCCTATTATTGAAGAATGACGATACGACCAAGCATGTGATTGGGATTGACCCCGAAAATGAATCACAGGTCATTGAGGTATGGGTACGAGATATATCCTTCCTTGACATTCAAGCCGCCGCACAAAAAATGCTTCGTGTGGAAAAAGGCGATGTAACTCTTGATTTGGCAGGCTACTGGGAACATGCTTTCTCACATTGGATTACCAAGACCAACCCCAGTTTAACTACTGATGAATTACTTTCCCTCAAAGGACATGTTGGAGAACAGGTCTGCAAGGTGCTACCACAACCACAAGAGTTGGCGGAGGCACTACAAGGGGGGTTTACCAAGCCGACCGAGTGAGGGTAGAGAGTTTCCTTAAGAAAGACAAGTATAATGCGATAGAAGATTTTAGCACACAAATAGAATTGTGGGCTTATATTATCGCAAAACACTTTAGTATTTCGTTGCTGGAAGTTTACTCAATGCCCCCTCACTTATTCAAGCAATCGCTTGTTTGGGCTATGGTATCAACCGAAGAGAACAATAAGGAGATTGAGCGTAAGAAACAACAGGCCAAAGCCGGAGATAGGGAAGTTGTACCATTGGATTATTCGTTTTTAGATTGGGAGTGAAAGAATGTCGCTAATTTCCATGATTTCGTCCATGTCCAGCATGGTGTCGCAAATTGGGCCGGGTTTCAAAGCGGCTGGAACGATGGCGATTGAGGCTTTCAAAAGTGTCATTAAATGGTTCAAGGACAATGTGATAAAACCAATAAACGACAAATTGGACGCTATCTCGTGGGATTCTATCAAGACAAAAGCCGAAGAAGCGTGGACGGCTATCAAAACCAAAACCGATGAGGTACTTGGTGCCTTATGGGACTTGTTGCCCGCCATGCCCGAAGCCCTCACATGGGACTACTACTTTGGGGAGGGTGGAGTCTTTGACTGGGATTTGGACTGGGACAGTTGGTTTGACTTTGACTTGCCCGACGAATTGACCTACGACCACTACTTTGGTGAAGGCGGTGTCTTTGATTGGGACTTTGATTGGGATGGATGGTTTGACTTTGAACTGCCGGATGAACTGACCTATGACCATTACTTCGGTGAGGGCGGTGTTTTTGACTGGGACATAAATTACGATGCCCTGTTTGATTTCTCACTGCCCGACGAGTTGACCTACGACCATTACTTTGGTGAGGGAGGAGTGTTTGATTGGGACATCAATTGGAGTGGTTTGTTTGACTTCTCACTTCCCGATGAACTCACTTACTCTTACTGGTTTGGTGAAGGTGGAGTCTTTGATTGGGATTTGTCAAGCGTGCTTGATTTTGACGCATGGACTGACTTGCTACCCGATTGGAGTTGGAGCGACATCATCCCCGATAACCTCAAGGATTTCTTTTCAATGGACACTCTTGAAACCACTTTCACCGGCATTACAGACGCTATAGGGAGTCTTGCTGGTACTCTTATTGAACCTGTACGAACAGGTATTAACGATTTGTTAATTGATAATTTGAACAGCATTACTGGGTACGATTTACCAGTGATTGGAAGTATTCGTTCTATCACCGGGTTTGCAAAAGTTCCTCACCTTGCTAAAGGTGGTATCGTGAACAAACCCACACTCGCCATGATTGGTGAGGACGGCCCGGAGGCTGTCGTTCCGCTTACTCAACGCAATAATCCAAGTGGTGCTGGTATGGGCGGGGGCACCTTCAACATCACTGTCAACGCTGGCGGCATCACTGACCGCACGGACAAGCGTACACTGGCCCGTGAGATTGGCAACATGATTCAGCAAGAGATGGCCCGCAACATCGGCGGCACCACCATGAGAGGGCGGTACTGATGGGCACCCCAATTCGCCTTGTACGCAACGATGGCGGCATCATTGAGTTGATGGCCACCACCCTCACCATGAATGTGGACAGGGGTGTTACGCCTCTTCCTATGCCCTTTGCTGGCGGTTCTCGTTTTGCCTTTGACCTTAACCTTCCCAAAGCCCTCATCACCATTGAGGGTGTGATGACAAATGATAATTTGATTGATACCAGCCTGCAACAAGAGGCGAGTGCAACAATTGATTTTTCTCGTTTTCATGGAGACACTGCTGATTCACCGGCTCGTTGGGATGCTTCTTTTACAAGCAATGGTATTTTGGATGATGTGGTAAACAACGACATTACAACGGCTACTCACGCTATCAAAATCAACAACACCCACGAGGTGTGGCTTGCAAAGAGCAGTTCGGCCAATCAAGGTCTTGATGGTGGCAGTGGAAGGTATTACATCACAATTCACAACAACACAACAGCACGCTCCGCCGCTGACATAGCGGCAAGCCTCGTGTCTCTTGTCACAACATACAGTAGCACATTTGCCCTTACTGCCGCTACAATCAATTCACCGATAGATGGTACTGTAAACACCGCTGTTTCACTCGTTCAAGTCAACAAGGGAAAAAGTGGAAACATGGCTCATCCGTCGTTTGGTACTTGGCCTACTGCATCCACAAGTACAAAACCGTATCATGTCCGATACGCAGGCGGAAGAGATGGCTCCACATCAGCAAACAAAAGTGCTGGTGACAAAGTGGCTGAACTTTATGCGGTGTTAAACAACAGCAACAACGGTGGCGGGGGTGCAATAGCAGGAGGGGCTTCATTTACTAATATCTTAAATAATCCATTTGATGATAGAGAAATAAGCGGCCTTGATAAAAAATATGGAGATTATATCATCGCTATTCAAATCCCCTTTTCTTCAAATGTAAATAGTAACGAATCTTTGTTTTATATGCCAACTGGCGGTCTAATGGAAATTACTGATAAAACCGCTGATAGAGCAAAACCAGCAGGCTCGGAGTACACTGGTACGGGGGATGAATACACAGCAATCAAAGGTACAGTAGCCAACGCAACATTTGTTCAACTTGGTGGCGAACCACTTTATTCGTACACCATCAACTTTGCACCGATTGACTGGATATTTTGAGGTGAAAGGATGGTTGCAATCGGTCGTAGTAGTCACGCCTTCTTCTTTGATGGCGTGAGCGATTCAGTGATTATCCCTCAAGGACGCTTCACCAAGACGGGTGTAAAAGATGCTGACGGTAACAAATTGATGACCAAGACGCTACAGGGTAGCGGCGACATCGTTTCAATCAACAATAAAGCAACGGCTGATTTCGTCATTGAAGCATGGGTCGTACCCGATTGCGGTGGAGTGATTGCTCACCGAGAGGGGCAGTTTACCCTTGAAATGGGTACTGTGGACACTCCCGGCCCCGCTGTGTTTAGCGTCAATGTTGAATCTATCGCTGGCCCATCGTATTTTCGCTTGGCTACTGCCTACGATGCCAGCACCCGATGGGACGGCATCGTGTACCCACAGCAAGAACACGGCGGCATTCACGACTCGTACAATCGCTACGACACAAGCAACTACGGTGATGCTACGAATCTTAATTTCAACAACCGACCGTTGTATCATGTCGTGGCTGGTATCAACCAAGACCGTGTGTTTTTGGCCGTCAACGGTGAGGTCGTCGCTGAGCAGGACATCCCGCCCGAAACACGCCTTGCACGCTCTACTGAGCATGTGTACCTCGGTGGCAAAGGTGGTGAGTTTCGTGGTGCAATTGAGGCCATTCATTTCTCAAATGAGTTTGACGAAAACATGCTTCAGCCTTCCATGGCGGTGAAGGGAAAAACCACCTCGGCTTTGTTCCGCTTTGAAGAGCCGATTGATGTCGTGCAAGAGTCTTACGAGTTCACCGCCTACACCGTAACCGATGCCAGCA